TGGCCGATTCTGTGTGCTCTGTCTTCTGATTGTAATCGCTTTTCTAAGTCATATCCGTTAGAATAGTAAATTACGGTGTTTGCAGCCGTCAAAGTTATTCCATAGCCGCCCGTAGACGGCGTTCCTACCATAAACCGGCACCTAGGGTCATCTTGAAAACGCTTAATATTAGGTTGTCTTTTTTCTTGTGGTGTTAATCCATAATAATCAACAATAGATTCTTGACCATATTTTTTAGATACAGCTTCTATTATGTTTGTAATATCATATTGATAATGAGCCCATATAATAACTTTGCCTTCTGTTTCTTCTAACACATTCATAAGTTCTGTAATTCGGTTGTTTGTAATTGGTTGAGTTGCACCATCATCAGCTGTAAAATGACCACATGTAATTTGTTGTAGTCGCATTAATTGTGTCAACGTGTTTACGGTAGTTGATTGTTTACCTTTTAATATAGCAATAGCTTCTTTTTTCATTTGTTCGTACAATTTACGTTGTTCTGGTGATAGTTGTATTTGACGTTTAATAAATATTTTATCTGGTAAATCTAAACAATCTTCTTTTAAGACACGATAAGAAAAACCTTTTAGCTTATCTGACAATTCTCCTAGATTTTTAAATCCATTAACAACTTGTATTTGTCTACCATGCATATGTAATGTTTTCATTTCTGCGTACCTATTTCTAAATGCATAATAAGATGTAAAGTCTAACAACCAAGGACTTAAAAAATTACATTGTGTGTATAAATCTAGTGGGTTTTTAGTTACAGGAGAACCTGTCATAATTCTTCTATATTTAGCAGATTCTGCAAGTTTAAGAATATTCTTAGTTCTTTTGGCTGTAGGAGTTTTAATTGTAGTAGATTCATCAATAGCCATTAAGGTTTCATGACAAGATAAAAATTTATTAGCAAATTCCATACCTTTAGTTGTGCTAAAAGCTTCAACATTCATAATAAGAATATGCAGTGATTCTTCTACTTCAAACAAACTTTCTAATTTTTCTTGTTGTTTTTTAGTTATGTTTGATTGCCACAATGTAGTCACATGAGCAACATGATTAGGTAGATGTGTTGGTAACTCATTATTATACCAAGTTCCTACAACACCTTTAGGTGCAATAATAAGAACACCATTAATTTTGCCTTTGTCATAAAGCATGGCTAAATTATCTATTAATACTTTTGTTTTACCTGTACCCATTTCCATAAAATATGCATAGGTTTCTCTGTTCCATGACTTTTCTAAAGCAGTCATTTGATGCTTATACGGTTTTGTTTTAAATTTGTAGTTCATAATTTTCTTCTTTCTAGTTGACAAGATAACAATTCGAACCTATATTGTCAAGCATGAAAGAAAAAAATTTTAAAAAAGTAGAAGAATATTTACGCTACGAAGAAATTTCTAAAGATGTTAGCCCTACAGTATATGTTATTCAAGAAATTCCTGGAACTGCCGAAGGTCGTCCAAAAATAAATATTATGGGTGCTGCAATGTACGGAAAATTTAAATTTTTATTACCAGAACTTTCACAAATTATTTTTTCACCAGGTCCACTTATATTTAAACTTAGAAAAGAATTAGCTAACTATAGAAAAAAAGACTATTTATTATTAACGGGAGATCCTGCTATAATAGGTGTAGCCTGTTCTATAGTTTCTGATATAACAAACGGCAAATACAATCTATTAAAATGGGATAAACAAGAAAGAAAATATTATTCCATAGAAATTAATTTATACGAGAAAGGAAAAATAGATGAGCATTAAACAACAAATAAAATTCAAAGATGAAATAAACTTTGAACAAGATCAAGAAAATGTTTTGCAAAAAACAACGAGCTTACAATCTTTAGCTGATCAAGTAGAAAGATTAGAAGGGGTGTCTTCTGAAATGGAAGATACAGAGTCACGATTAAAACTTTTAAAACAAAAACATGAACATATTTCTGGAGAAGTAATTCCAACTATGATGTCTGAGATGGGACTATCACATCTTAAATTAATAGATGGTTCGACAGTAGATGTTAAACCAAATTATAGTGCAAATATTTCTGTAGCAAACAGAGAGAAAGCATTTCAATGGCTTCGTGAAAATGGCTTGAGTGATATAATCAAAAATGAGATATCCGTATCATTCGGTCGTAACGAGGATAACAAGGCAGCTGATTATGCTGCTCTTGCAAAAGAGCGTGGGTATCAACCAACACAAAAGTTGAAGGTTGAACCCATGACTCTTAAAGCGTTAGTCCGTGAACGTTTAGAGGCAGGTAAATCAATGCCAACGGAAATTTTCAACGTATTTGTTGGAAATAAAACAACAATAAAAAGGAAACAATAAACATGAACCAAGTAGCAGAAAAAAAAGAAGGTGCATTGTCTACGAATTTGTTCGAAGCTGATGCAAACCAAGGCGCTCAAAATATATCGCAAGAAGATCTTGCGTTGCCTTTCTTAAAAATTTTGGGCCAACTATCTCCGGAAGTAAATAAAAGAGATGGTAAGTATGTCGAAGGCGCAGAGCCTGGCAAAATAATCAACACAGTTACAAACGAATTGTTTGATAAAATTAGTGTTGTACCTTGTCATTACAAAAGACAATACATAGAATGGCAAGACAGAGGTACCAGCAGTGGTGCACCTGTTGCAATTCACGACGCTGACAGTGATATTGTTAGTCAAACCACTAGAGGTAAAGACTACAAAGATAGATTACCAAACGGTAATTATCTTGATAACACTGCCAGTCATTTTGTATTGACTCTTGGTAATACACCATCAACAGCTTTGATTTCTATGAAATCTACTCAACTAAAAGTTAGTAGAAAATGGAACTCATTAATGATGGGAATTAAAATGCAAGGTAAAAATGGTTTGTTTACACCGCCAACTTACAGCCACATTTATAATCTATCAACCGTGCAGATGTCTAATGACAAAGGAACATGGTTTGGATGGGAAGTTGAAAAGATGGGACCAGTTGAAGATAAAAATATCTACGGCATGGCAAAAGCTTTTGCAACTAGTGTTGGCAAAGATCAAGTGCAGGTTAAACACGGATCAGAAGATACCAAAGAAGCATCACCGTACTAATCGAATCCTAGGAGTGGGCGTGGAAGCGAGAGTGGAAACGCCCATTAAAAAATATG